GCGTTGAAATGGACCCAAGCGAAATAGACGCCGATCCATTAACATATAGCAACGGAGAACCTATATCAGCTAGCACTATTCGTCAAGCCATAGCAAACAATGATTATGAAACATTTGCAGCATCATATCCCGGTGCTAAAGAAGCTGTGTTAAAAAATATATGGCAAATGCTAACAGGAGTTCAAGAGTCTTTGTTTAGCAAAGATTGGTGGAGCAAACAATTAGCAGAAGATGTTGATGAAGTTGTAGGAGGATATCCTACTAAAAAACAAACTGTAGCTCACAATAAAAAAATAGGAAAACTAAAAAAGTTTCTTGACAAGAATCGAAGTCGTGAATTTGTGTATAATTTTGACATATTTCCTAAAACAGTATATGGAGTACCATTACGAGAAAATTATATCACCAGAGACGAATTAAGATCCATAGAACCAACCATAGACGGATTTTTCAGAAAATATGGTATTGACGTAGACTTTCAAGGATATGCAACACATTTTATAGATAGACTGAATGATCCTAGAAATGAAGGAACTATTAGTTTAGATGATTTAGAAAATTTATTTTTAGATTTGTCTAATGAATATGGACAAGACATTGTTCGACAATTTCAACAAAGAAATCCATCCGCAGTAACCTCAGACTATCAATTTGACGTTCCTATTCATATGCCGTTTCAATTACGTTTTGATCAAGCATTAGGACAAATCAAATTGATTCCTAGAACAGTTAAAGCACAACGTCGTCCATGGCGTTCAAATAATCCTAATGACAAAATATACACAATAGAATCTTTAATAACCGAAGGAGGCGCGGCAGGTCATATGAATCATCCTTATGACTCCCACGGCTTAACTTTCAATGACATGAAAGAAATTGTGTCAAGAGCATTAGAAGGCAGATTAGATGTTGAAGAAGCTGTAACAGAAAAGACAGACGGACAAAACATTCAAGTTACTTGGAAAGACGGACAACCTGGATTTGCTCGCGGTATTAAAACTAGAATCAATCCTATAACTCCAGAACAATTAATTGCGGAGTTTGAAGACAAATATCAAAAACAAGTTGATGCTAACGGAGTAGAAGGAGCAGAAGGATATAAACAAGTAGTAGATGCATTCCGTGCAACTGCAGAAGATTTAACAAATGCAATGAATAAATTGTCTCCAGAAACTTTACAAAGAGTGTTTAAAAATGGACATGTATTTGCAAACATGGAAATTATTTATCCTGCTACTAAAAATGTTATTGCTTACGAACAAGCAGTATTGCAGTTTCATAACTTAGTAGAATATGACGAAAATGGACGTGTTGTAGAAACTGATGTAACTGGAGGCACAATGCTTCAAAAAATTATTCAAGATGCAAATGCACATATGCAAAACACATTTTCATTCATACCTCCTAACAAATTAAAATTAGGACGAGTAGAAGATTTTGAAGATCGCCAAGCAGCATTTTTTGCAGAAATAGACAGTTTGAAAAATCAGTTCGGATTAAAAGAAACAGATCAAGTATCTGAATATCACAGAGCATGGTGGAAAGACGTTATCAAACAACAAGCTCAGCAAATGGGATATGATATACCGGAAGATGTATTAGAAATACTAACTAATCGTTGGGCATTCAATGATAAATCTACTAGAATCAACAACGTAGTAAAAATGATTGACAACGAACAATTTGCACAGTGGGTATCTGCATTTGATAAAAAAGATTTCAAAGCTTATCAAAAACAAAACATAGAACCATTTGAAACTATATTTTTAAGACTTGGCGCGGTAGTGTTGAAAAACATTAAAAACTATTTAGCAGCAAATCCTGACAAAGCAGTACAAGAAATTAAAAGAGACTTAACAGCTCTAATTAAAGATCTTCAAACTAACAATGATCCTGACACTTTGAAAAAATTAGAAACACAGTTAAAGCGCATAGAAAGAATTGGAGGCTTTGATAGCATAGTACCAATTGAAGGCATTGTGTTTACATATGGAGGAAACACTTATAAACTAACAGGATCATTCGCACCAGTAAATCAGATACTAGGAGTATTAAAATACGCAAGGTAATATTTATTATAAATAAACGGATAAAACAATGGCAAAAAACGAAACTAAGCATAAAAGCAAATATAAAGAACCAAAAGATTTTGCAAAATCGCAAAAACCACAACCACGTAAAGATCTTAAAGATTATATTAAAGATTTAGTTCGAGATTGTATGTGGGAATTTTCTGGAGAAATATTACCTGGTCCTAGAAAAGATGATAAATGGACTGACAGTAAAACATATCCATTTGTTCATAATCATGAAGATAAAAAAGAATCCACAAATATGGTTCCTGACATAAAAGATGCAGACCGAGCTTATCCGATTGAAATGATGCAAGATGGCGATCCTAAAATGTATGCACACGCTAAAAAAGTTTTTGCAAAAAATATTGAAACAGATGGAGAAGAATATTTAAAAGCATTGGAAACGAGAGATGGAGGTGTTACAAGTGAAAAATTAAAAGAAGCTATTAGCAATCTACCAGAATCAAAAAAAGAAGATTTTGTTCGAACATATATCCGTAAAAAAATAACTTCTATAATTAAAGAAGGTTTTATATTTGAACAAGACGACGCAGAAGCCCCAGCAGAACCACCAGCTGATGCACCAGAAACACCTGTCGATGCACCAACTGATACAGCAGATGCTGAAGGAGGAGCCGAAACAGAAACCCCTGGAGCCGAAACAGAAACCCCTGGAGCAGAAACAGGAGCAGATTTAGGTGGAAGCACACCTTCATTTTCTGGAGGTGGCGGAGGCGGAGGAGGTTCAACATCTCCAAGTACACCACCTGCTACAGGAGCAACAGATACAGAAATGGATACCCCGGCAGATCCTGAAAAAGAAGCCATGGCTAGCAAAATAAAAACTGATATCGATAATTTTGTAAAAGGTGTTAAAAATAAATTAGCAACAGCAACTCCATTAGAAGTAGCTCCAGACGTTGTGCAACCAATAAAAGATTTAATAGATGGGATGACAACTGCAAAAGCAAATCAATTTAAAAAAGCAATCGCAACAGCATTGCGAAATGCAGATTTACCAAATCCATCACCATCTGACGATTATACAGAAAACACATAAATATTATGGGAAAAAACAAGTTACAAAACATCAAGGCTATCGAAAAAATGCTCGATGGCACACACAAATTTCAAACCAAAAAAACAGTAGGATTCAGTGACGTTGAATCATCTAAAAAACAAAATGAACGTCACGAAGTAGGAGATGTCTGGGAAGATGTCGATGCCAATGGCAATATTTACGTTGTTGAACAATTCGACGGCTTCAGAACCAGAAAACCAAAAAACTCAGAAGTACTAAGCGAAGTACGTCAAGAGTTAAGATCATTTCCTAATTGTCCTAAAGAAACATGCACGTGTGATCCTGCCTATCATTTAAACAAAAAAATGCGAGCAATACACGGTATGTGTTTAGACTGTGTTATTGACATGGAGCATGAATTGAAAACAGAAGGTAAATTTGATACATATGCTCGAGAGAAAATTGAAGCCAACGCATTAGCATGGTTGAAAAAAGCAGAACAAGATGTTGATATGTTACGTGAAGCGTATACTAAAGCAGCAAAAATGGTTATCAATAGTGACGGTGATACACAATCATATTCTGCTAGAATGACACCAGAAGAGTTTGATGAAAAAGTTCAAAAAGGATTTGAAGAATATAAAAAAGACTTTTTAAAAAAATTAAATAAAAATGTAAAAGGAATAGAAAATGAACAAGATATTCAAGAAAATTTGGAACAAGATTAAATCTTATTGGATGTGGATTGTAGCTGGTATTATAGGATTAATCGCACTTATTTCAGCATTTAGGTCACTATTCAGAAAAACGTCTGCAAATAAAATACAAGATAAAATTGATGACAATGAAAAGTCAATCGAACGAGTAAAAGGTCAGACACAAGAAGTTAAACGTCAAAAACGAGAAGTTAAAAAAGAACTTGACGATTTGAAAAAAGAAGTTAAGAAAACTGAAACCAAAAAGAAACGTCCTGGGAGACCGAAAAAATCTACAAGTGACGCTAAAAAGAACATTGTCAATAAAACAAGTCGACGCAGAAAAAAGAAATGAAAACACTGATAATCATATTATTTCCTGTATTTGCTTTCACGCAAACGATACCACCAGATACTTGTTTTACTGAACAACAAGTGCATGATATATCAGAAACACTTGATGATTTATATTATCAAGATTCAATCAATCAACAAATTATTTCACAACAAAAACAAATTATCGCAAAGCAAGATGAAGTGATGCGACTCGATTCTCTACAGCTTCGATACAATGAACAGCAAATCGAATTATTAGAAACAAATATTGATTTATATGTTAAAAAACAAAAACGACTTGAACCTAAATGGTATGACAATAAAATCATTTGGTTCGGTGCTGGCATACTAACAACCGTTCTAACTGGTAAATTAATAGTAGAAGTAGTACAATAATGTCACAGAATATAAAACAAATCATACAACAACAATACTCCATGTGCGCCACAGATCCGGTGTTCTTCATGAAACAGTATTGTTATATTCAACATCCTAAGCGAGGCAAAATAAAATTTAATTTGTATGATTTTCAAGAAGATTCATTGACACAACTCAGAGACAACCGATACAGTGTTATATTAAAGTCTAGACAGTTAGGTATATCAACTCTTAGTGCTGGATTTGCTTTGTGGAGCATGTTGTTTAACGAAGACTTCAACGTGTTAGTTATTGCAACCACACAAGAAGTAGCAAAAAACCTAGTAACCAAAGTTCGTGTGATGCATGACAACTTGCCAAGTTGGTTGAAAGGTACTATAGAAGCAGACAACAAACTTTCTTTAAAATTTAAAAATGGTTCTCAAATCAAAGCAGTATCATCTGCTACGACAGGAGCACGTTCAGAAGCCTTATCACTGCTAATAATAGATGAGGCAGCATTTATCCGAAACATTGAAGAAATATGGATAGCATCACAAGCAACACTATCAACAGGTGGAGGTGCAATAGTTTTATCTACTCCTAATGGTGTGGGTAACTGGTTTCATAAAACTTGGGTAGACGGAGAAACAAATGCTCAGACACAATGGCACAATATTAAACTGCATTGGACGGTGCATCCTGACAGAGATAATGAATGGAGAGAACAACAAACACAACTTCTAGGAGAAAGAGGTGCGGCACAAGAATGTGATTGTGACTTTATAAGTTCCGGACACACTGTTGTCGATGGTCGCATACTTTTAGAATATGAAGAAAAATGTTGTGAGCCTGTTGAGAAGCGAGGATTTGACAACGGATATTGGGTATGGGAGTATCCTGACTATTCTAAAAATTACATAGTTATGGCTGACGTTGCCCGAGGTGATGGTGCTGACTGGTCCACGTTTCACGTTATGGACGTAGAAACAGTAACGCAAGTTGCAGAATATCGAGGCAAGTTACCTCCCAAAGATTTTGGAAACATGTTGGTAACCGTAGCTACAGAATGGAACAATGCATTGCTAGCAATTGAAAATGCAAACATAGGCTGGGCTGCAATACAACCAGCTTTAGATCGTAACTATGAAAATTTATTTTACACATATAAAGACGATGGCTATGTAGATTTAGAAGTGCAACTTCAAAAAGGTTATGACATGAAAGACAAATCTAAAATGGTTCCTGGAGTGTCTACCACGAGTCGAACTCGTCCTTTAATGATATCTGCACTTGAAATGTATATGCGAGAAAAAAGCCCTACTATACGCAGTAAGAGGCTCATACAAGAACTATTTGTTTTTGTGTGGATGAATGGTAAAGCCCAAGCACAAGTAGGATATAATGATGACTTAGTTATGAGTTTTTGTATTGGACTTTGGCTTCGTGATACTTCTTTGAAACTTAGACAGCACGGAATTGATTTAAATAAACGGGCTTTATCACAATTTCAAAAATCAGATAGTGTTATATATACCGGAAACAATAAACCAAAAGACAGTGGTTGGAATTGGAATAACGGCCGTGAAGATCAAGATTTAACGTGGTTGATATAAAATTTGCTTGGATCTTTAAGTAGTTATATTTATTATAAAAGAAATACTTTATGGCTTCTTTAAGAAA